TCTTTTGTTTCTCTAGGTTTACCAGCGTAGTAATGATAGAACATTTGTATAAACTTAAACTCTCCAGATTCTATTCCTTTTTTTAAAGCTGCATAAGCTTGTGGCTCAAGTGGTGTTAGTCTTTCAATTAGCTTTACTTCTTCGGCTTTAGGCTTTCTACCAGCAGTTGTATGTCCTCCGTTGTTTTTTCTTTTATCCATAATTAAAAAAGATTATTATTAATTATTTTTTATATAACAAATATCTTATCTTTTTGTTATTAGTAAGTCTTCAGCATTTTAACCATTGCATCTATTCTTAGGTTAGCTACATCTAGTTTTTCTTCAGGTATTTCTTTTATTATTTTAACTAAAGAGTTATATTCTTTTCTTGTTTTAGCGTCTTTGATACTATCGTATTTGTTTTGTAATTTATAGTAGTCTTCTTTTAATGTATTGTATCTGTCTTCTACAGGTATGTATTCTTCGCTATTTTTTATTTTTCTGTATACTTCCATATACTCAGGGTTATATATCTCAAATGTAGGGAATACGTTATTTATACCATGTAATACTGTAGCGTGATTTAATTTAAGTGTATCTCCTATTTCTTTTAAAGATAAATATGTCTTGTCTCTACATATTTTAAAGTATATAGCTCTAGCATAGACATTTTCTCTCTTTCTACTTTTAGCATTTATTTCTATGTTTAGTTCTGTTTCTATTAACTGTTTAATTTGTTGAGTTGTCATTTATTTCGTTTATATGTTTTATTATTTCTAAATATATTAAAAATTCTATGTATTGTATTGCTAAATTAATACCAGCACATTGTAAATACATTTCTTTATTTTCATAATCATTTAAGATAATTTTTAGTTCCTCTAAGTCTGTACCTTTTTCGTAATCGTATAATGCTAGATTGTAAAACTCTTTAACTAAATCTTTATCTTTTTTTTTCATATAGATAATACTTCTTGCAATAAATTCTCTGGTTTAATGTATGAAGAGTTTTTGTATTTAAAGCTTTGTATAATATTATCTAATATATATTGTTTTGTTCTAAAGTTTTCTATGTATGCGTAGTTATTTTTTAATTGTACAAAAATATAGTAATCACATGTTAAATGGTTTTTTATTTTATTTGTGGAGCAATTAAATGTATAAGATTTTTTACTTGTTGTTTTAACTTGATATTTAAAACCTTTTTCATCAGCATAATCTATTTTATTATAATCTCTATCGGCTTTTTGTTTAAACAATTGTTCATCATTATAATTTACTTTGAACCAGTGTTCAAATACTTTTTCGCCTATATAACCGACTGATTGTTTTTTTAAGTTATCTGGTATTTTAATTTTTGCTAAATATGTTCTCATTCTGTTCCTGCTATTATATGATCTGTATTTTTTACAAAGTTATTATTAATCATTTTACCTTTTCTATTTGCTATTTCTAACCAAGCACCCTCTATAGCTGATTCTATTTTAAATCCTCCAAGTTCAGATAAAGAAGTTAATACTACAATAATATCTCCAACTGCGTCTGACATTTCTAACTTATCTTGTTTTAATATTGCTTCTGCTAATTCGCCGCATTCTTCTTGAAGTTTTATGTATTGTGTTTTTATATCTCCCTTGTCTAATATGCCTTTATCTTTGGCCCAATTTCTTATTTCGTTAAATTTCATATTATTTTATTTTTTATGTTATTATATAAATGTAAGTTGTGTGCAAAATGGTAGTAAGTGCCTATCTCAATAGATAACCTCTTAGCAACTAATTCTTGTAACATTGAGAATTGATATTGATCATTACAAAAACCATACCAGATGTCATTAGAACGCATTAAAACTGACATGTTTAACTTATTATCTAGTATTGTAAACTGTACTGCATAAGTACATGGAGTATCTTTTGTATATGATCCCCACTCTTTAGCATCATATATAGTTATTGCTGCTTGTCTAGTATTAGAGTTTTGTCTAAGCGTAGCACATACATAGTCTATTTGATTATTACGTTGCCATTGATATCCATAATTAGAATTTACGTTACGATTTTTATCTGCCATTTTTTCCCATATAGGTGGTATCTTACCGTAAATATCACCTAACTTATCTATGCTACGGTCACCTGACTTATACCATTCCCATTCAGCTTTAGCATATTCTAAGCTCCAATTACGCTCTTTGTTTATAATGTAGTTATCCATAGGGTTTTTTATTGTAAAACCTACGTTGAACAAAGCTTTTGTATTATCAAAGTCTACACCATAAACTAATATTCTATTAAGTTGATAAGTATAAGCTTCTTCTGCGTTTTCAAAAATTGTTTTAATCATATTTTTAAATCTTTTAAGTCATTCCAATCTCTATAAGAATTTATTTTAAGTTTATTAATAGTAGGTTTATTCGCATTACCAGCTACACTAAAAAACCAATCTCCTTTTTTTCCATATTTACACATATAGTGCCACCCTTTTGAATCATAGCTTGACTCGCAATTAAATTTATCTGGTATTAAATCTGAAAGACTATTAAAAGGTTTATGATAACTATAAAAATCAGCACGACCTAATTCTCCTTGTTGTATATTTCTAGCAACAGCAACTGCTTTAAATTTTGTGTCAGGTAAAGCTATTTGCATAGATCTTTGTAAAACACCTGTGCTAATTACACTCCACATTGTTTCAGGATGTTTATTATATTTAAAAAAATCATAAATAACTCTTACTCCTCCTGCAATAACATGTGGGTGATTTAAACCTAATGGAATAAAAAATGCACTAATTTTGTCGGCATATTCTTTTGCATACTTATTAGCATTTGGCATAGCAGCTATTCTAACAAATTTTGCCTCTGCACCTAACTCAATACAAAGAGCTTGATGATCACTAACTTCTTTTGAAGCTGGCATTATTAATGTTAACTTCATATTATACTCTTTACATAACCAAGCTAAAGAGATACCTGCATAACCTCTTCTAGGTTGAACATATACTATATGTTTGACGCCTAACTCTTGTAGTCGCTGCATTAAAAACTCTGCTGATCTGGCTTTATATCCAACACTGCAAGCTTCTGATTCATCTATTACATTAAATCCATTTATTTCTTTAACTACAAATGGTTTAAATGAAGATTTAAAATCACTAGTAATACTTAAATATTCTTCTAGATTATATTTATTTAAGTCTTTATTTTCTATGTAAGTTTGTTTATTTAGAAACATTGTTATAATATTTTATTCCGTTGTTATATTCTATATGATGTTTGCTTTGGAAATTATTTTTGTATCTTATAAAATCACAAGCCACGTCTTCCATGTCGTATTTAAAACTATGACCGCCTGTCAAATCACATAAGTGGTCAAGACAATCGTTAGTTGTTTTTATATTAGAACCTATTCCTTTTGTCTCAGGAAATATCTCTTTTAAACATTTCCTAGCGTTAGATCCAATGTAAACTCTACTATCTCTAGTTATTATTTCAGGGAAATATTCAGCTAAGTCCATTGCGAATGCACATAAAACAAAATTTTGTCTTTTATATCCTTTTCTTAATAACCAATCATTACCTAAGTCTACTACTTCATATATTTCAAGGCCTGACATATTATCTAAGATATATAAAACTAAGTTATAACTATCATCTAAAATAAAACTTCTTAATCCTTTAGGAATCATTGGTAATAAATAACCTTTATTATCACTGAATTTTTTATCAGGTAAATCATTAATCCATTCGTTAAAATTATTTCTACCGCTTAGTAGACTGTCAACTATCCAAAAATTACCAAAACCATGAGTCCCGTAAGGATGATTAGTTTTAGGGAAATAATTAATACCGCTACCGCATAATCTAAATAAATAACATAATAACATAAAATCAAAATCATTAACATCAGCATGTTTAAACCATTTACCATTTCCTTTTGGATCTGTTTCTTTAAGTCTAATAGCTTCTAAAAAACTACTAAATGCTGCATATTTTCTATTTACCACATCATAGATAGGTACATGCCATATTAAATCGTCATTTATATCTTCTTTAGACCAATCATAGCCTTGATATAATCTTTCTTGATTTAACTTTGCTTTATTATAATAACGTTGGAATTCTTGTATCATTTATAAAAGTGTTTTTATATAAGTAATAATCTGGTCTAACATGTACAGATTGTCTAGCTTCCATACAGTTAAAATGTAATGGGTAATTTAACCACATCTTTTGTACTTTATATGGATGATTATGATTAATAGAATCTTTAATTAGTATGTTAAATAAGTTAACTAAGTTTTGTCTTTCTTCTTTACTACCATAAAATGGTTGTCCTTTATACATTCCTGAATTAGGTATCTTTCTTGATTCATCTTCTATAGGTAATAACTCTTGAATAGTTACATTTATATCTGGACTTATTTCTGCAATAAAGTCTAACAATCTATTAACTAACGATAAAACCGCTTGCTCTGGGTTTAATTGACGCATCAAATGAAATCTAATATCTATATTACCAAAATACAAAGTTAAATCAGTAGTGTTTTCTTTATCAAAATAATTGTAAGGTTCTTTCAAAAAACCATGTAATGTTTTACCGTCTAGTCTATTTATACCCCAGCCTGGTTTATAAATAGATAACGAATGAGAGTCTCCTAATATTAACTTATTATCAGTAGTGCTTCCACAAAATACCTGTTTACTTGGAATAGTTGTTATTTCTTTTCTTTTTAATAATGATCTAAAATCAATTGGCTCGTTAAATGTAAATAATAATCCTTTGTACTTATTTAATTCGTGTAAATAATCTAAAGTCTTTTGTTGTACACCTCCAAAAAAATTCCATACATTTTTCTTGTAATTTATTCCGTTATTAATAATAACAGTTGTAAATTCATGTATTCTTTCTGGTTCATTAATTAATTCTATATTATAGTTTGATTTGCTACTAGCAATACTTTTTAGACAATAAGTCCAACCAGCGTTATGCGAATTCGTTCTAGTTGGTACGTTACCAAGTAGATTAATCATACAAGAGTTATATTTCATTGTGTAAATTATTTAACGCCCCTAAATATGCAACAGCATCGAGCAGGTTATCTTCTTTGTGATTATAAGACTCTCTAGATAGCTTTAACGCAACCATGCACATATACATGTCTTCTGTAGTTATGTCTTTACCTGTAGCACCTGATGCTATCATAGCAGCTCTTTTCATACCTTCAGAAAATGGCCCGTAAGTCCTTTCTTTTTCTTCTGATCTTAAATTAATAATTTCGTTTGCTTTGTTTAATATATTACTCATGTTCTTAGTTTTAAAAGGTTATAGCATTGTATGTATTTTAACTTTGCTTTTGATTTGTATATTGTTTTAAATAGTTCATATGTCTTTTTAGTAAACTGATAATGTGTCTCACAATCTTTAAATAGTTTCTTTGCGTATGCCTTTCCGTAGCCTTTACAATAGTTTACATTATCTGCTGAATCTCCGACTATCATTTGTTCGTAGAAGTTATATAAAGACTCCTTATAGCTTATACTTATTATCTCTTGGTGTTTGTAGTGATAGTTATACATAAGGCAAGGTAGTTGCTTATAATCCTTATCAAGTGATACTATTATTACGTTGTTGTGTCCTAATTCGTCTGTTAGTGTTTTCCAATATGTTGCTACTAAATCATCTGTCTCTACACCATAAGAACTCTTTGTGCTATATATCTCTGCTATATGTTCGTGCATCTCATATAGTAATTTAGGATGCTCTTGTTTTTTTCTGTTTGCTTTATAGTTAGGGTCTAATAGTTTTCTAAAATTACCCTTGCTATTGTTAAAAGTAATTACTCTTTCTATTTGGTAAGTCTCTTCTATTCTATTTACAATTGACATAAATATCTCATCAAACTTTCCTATAGCTTCATCTAGTATGTCATCAACACCACAGCAAGAAGAATAAACTAAACTATCGGCATCAAATAAAACTACCATTGTTCTTCAATTATTTCTATGGCTTGAGTTTCTAACTCATCAATTACTTCTTGTTCTAGTATATCTATAATGTCTTGTCCTCCACATAGCACTTTAAAACAATTAAAATCACTACTAAAATCTGGATACATATAACTACCATCTTGACCTTTTTGATATTCTCCTACAACAACTAATGCTATGTTATCATATTCTACTGTTATTTCTTTTTTCATTTTGTTTTGTTTTGTGTAAATATAAACAATTTTGTTAATATATACTAGTCTTCTTTAAAATTTTTTGTTGCTTTAGTTAGGAACTCATCAACAACATCAACTCTTCTTGATAGTTTTTCTATTGCTACATATAAAGTTGCTACTGTAGATTCAAGTATTTTAAATCTTTCTTTAGTTGTGTATTTTTTATTTTTCATAATTCCATTAATTCATTGATTACTGTATGCCCACCTAATACTACTGCACAAGCAATAGCTGGTTTTTTACCTCTTTTAGCGTATGCCATAGCATAAGCAGTTGCATCTATCCCGCAACCTACTTGTGAACCAAATACTTTAAAGTTTTGACCAACATACCACTCTGTGTAACATTGCGTGTGTAAATGCCCCTGTATAGTACTTTGCATATCTGCCCTACATTTCATTCTTGCTGTTCCAGCTTCTCCGTGTATATACTGTACTCCATCAATTACAACTCTATCTACAAATTTCCATTGTGGCACTTCAAGTACATCTTTGTAAGCCTTTATCCATTTCTTTGGTACTGCACTTGTTTGTGCTTTACGCATTATTAGTCTATCATGATTACCAATTGTTACGTGTGCTTTTGGAAACGCATTGTACCAGTTAGCTATTTTACTTATTGCTAATTCTAATTCTTGACCTCCTCCAAGACCATCTGCATCTGATTCGTGGTAACTACTGTAATGATTATCTATGACATCTCCTATAAATACAACTCTATTACAATTGTACTTTGCGTAAGTTTCTTCACAATGTTCTAAATAACCATCTAAACAAAATGGCTCGTGTAAGTCTCCTATGACAAGTACTCTTGTTTCTTTCTTGGTTATATTCTCGTAAGCTGCTTTTTTGTTTCCGTTAATGCGTGGTCTAATTTCCATAAGTTTTATATAAAGAGTTTAATTCATTAGTTATAGTTCTTATACAACTACCACAAGATGTCATTACTTTTTTATCATTAAATACTCTGTTGTATATTTTTAGTAATTGTTTTTGTTCTGATGGATTTACTCTTGTTCTATTTAGAGCAAACCATTCTTTTAAATAAACATATTCGTTTTCTAATAAACACTTTGGTCTTTTGTATCTAAAAGCTTTGTTAAGAGCTATTTGTCTTTTATCACAGCCACAATCTTTTCCAGCTATAAACTTAACAGCTTTAGCTATTCCAGTAGCTTTAGTAATCTTGGCAATAGTGTCTCCTAACCCTTTTGATTGTTTGTCGTAATTTGCTTTCCATTCTTTGTACTCTTTAGTACGTTTGTCTTTTGGTGGTTTCATATTAAATTATAATCTTCGTTTTTAAAATCTTCGTAGTCTTCGCTAAATTTATCTCTCATTTTATCTTTACCTTTTTTTAATGTATGAAATATATTTACTGGACTTATAGAAGTATCTTTTGCCATACCTCTTATACTTAATTCAGTATCTCTATATAATTTATAAATACTTTTATCATACCAATGCCAATTTTCTAATTCTTCATCCATTTTTTTACATAATTTCCAAAATGCATCTTCTTTATCTAAATTATCATTATCAGTAAACTTGTCTAAATCTTTTTCTGGTATTTCTATAAAATCTTTATCTTTAAAAAACTCTTCTATTTGTATTTTATTAACTTTGTTTTTTAAATTTATATAGCTTAAAAAAACGGAACGTATTACAAAATACATATAGCCTTTTGAAATAATTCCATTATTAAATAATTTTTCTTCGCTTGCATACATATGTAATTTTATATAAGATTCTTGTACTATATCTTCAGCATAGTCTTTCGCTCCTAATGTTTTTGCTATTTGAACCCATTCTTTATGATATTTTGCTACTTTATTTAACCAATTTGCCATATTAAAAACTTACACCTTTTAAGGGATTATATAAATCTCCAACTATCTCTGGTAGACCTATGTCATTAACTTTAAAGCTAAATGTTTCAAATGCATAACCTCTACTCCGTTTACATTTAACTGTTATCCAATCCTTGTTTACTGTGTTTGTTTCTAATTGTATCTGAGTTTCCGTCTTTTTTTCTAGTAAAGATCCAAGATGTCCGGTGGGTTTGTCACTTCCAAAGTTACTATGTATTACTGTAATTATATGACAATTAAAATGTTGACTCCACTCCATTAACTTCTGCGCAATTTCGTTACTCTGCTCTAAAGAATTTACATCAGAGACCAAATCAGCTATGCCATCTATGACAACTAAACCTACTTTACCTTGTTCTATTTTTTCTTTTAGATAATATTCTATAAATTCTACTCTATGTTTAAAACCTACTGTTCTTAAACCAAAAGTGTGATAGCAACCTAAATCTTGTTCTTGGTTCATATCTACAACTCTACGGAATACCCTTTGCGCATGGAACTTACCTTGCTCTGTATCAAAGTGTATAAGACATTTATCATTTCTGTGTCCTCTTAACTCTCCACCGAATTTATTTTTGTTTCCTAAATATACAGAAGCTAATAAACTAATAAAAAAAGTCTTTTTTGTCTTTGGAGGCGCTTGCACAAATGAAAAATTACCATATGTTCCAATTGGAATTGGTAAAGTTTTAGATCCTTTTAGTGTTTGTATAGTTGTTTCTCCCATAGATATTGCTACTGGTGGATATTCTACTATGTCATTAGTATTTATTACACACTCTTCTTCTAAGAGCTGCATAAACATTTTCTTTTCTTCGGTCATAAAAAAAGGAGGGCTTTTACACCCTCCCAAATATTAAAATGGTAAATCTACATTGTTGTCGTTGTCTTGTGGTTGAGCTTCTTGCTGTGCTTTAGTAGACTTGCCGTCTGTCCAAACCACCTTTCCGTTTCCGATATATTGCTTTGGCTTTTTAGCTTCTCTTTCTTCTTTTGTTTGTGAATCAAAAGCTGATACATTCTGACCGAATTGGTTTGTTTCATCGTTTACACTTATTGTAAAATTATAGTAAACCCCTTTTTTCCCTTTTACAAATTTTTCTTTAGGTAGATTTTCTACATTGATGTTTAAATTGATTAATGATGCCATTGTTATTTATTTAAATTTATTAATTTATCTTTATTTACTTTTTTAAAATCTTCTGATTCATCTTCTCCAAATACCCCTAACTCATAAAAGCCAGTTAATTTAAGTACTGCTCTTGATAAAGCTCTTTTTTCTGCCATTTCAGCAACATACCAGCTCTGGCAATTTCCTTCTTTAAATGAAGCGCCTTTTAATGCAGACCCAAATGTTTCTATAGTTGTATTTGGCTTTGTGCTAATATAAGCATTTGCTTTAAATACTGCAAAGTTTGTTTCACATTTTATAACATCATAGGTTATAGCAATATTTTCTTTTGCCTGTATTTTTTCAATACCTCTTCTTGTAATAATCACATAGTGTTGATGTTTATATACATCATCTTTTGTTAATTCGTATTTTTTGTACAATTCTAATAGTTTTTCTCTGTTCATCTTATTTTATTATTTGTTTTACGTTTGTTTTAAACTCATAAAATTCTTGAGTCTGTTTTCTTATTTCTTGTTTAATGTTACTGTTGTTTAATCTTAATTCTCTGTTTTCTATGTGCATTGAGTTTATATAAAAATACATTTCACTTAATGCTTTCATATATTTATCAGCTTGTTTAGGTTTCTTTTTATTAAACTCTAACAATAAGTTAGCTAATAGCTCATAATTAGTATGAAAGTTAATCTCTTGTAAAGTCATTTAGCACTTCTTTTTTTACTATATCTTTATATGATTCAGGACATCCATCATCACATAACTCAAATATAAATGTTTCTAAATTAGTTATTCTTGTATTTGCTTTACATAGTTCTTTTTGTAATGCATCTATCTGCATATTTTTAAAAGTATATAAGTCTCTTACTGTTTCGTGTATAGGTTCGTTTTTCATATTATAAGTTGCTAAAGTTATTAATTTCTACTCTAACGCCAGAACCATTACGTTGTTCTAAAATACATTTGTTGAATAAAGAATATCTAAATGCTTTAAAGTAATCATTCTCTTTAATTTGATCTCCTTGTTGTGTGGTAATAATGTAATACATATTGTCTTGTTTTAATGTTATATGTAAATGTAATACTTTTTATTTAATTAACAACTATGTTTATAAAATAATTTAAAATAAAAAAAGAGGCTAACCGAAGCCAACCCCTTTTCAGAAAACAAAACAAAACAAGAATTATTTTAAGTTAGTTATTAATTTATTGTAATATTCTATCATTTCTTTTAAATGTATATCGCTAAATTTAGCTATTTCTCTACTTTTATTCTGCAATGCTTCAGCAATACCTTTTTCATAAGCATCTTCTAAATACATTCCAAATTTAAATTGTTCTCCATATCTAAATACATTACATCCACTGCATTGAACTTGTACATTTGTTTCATCCCACCTTGTTGAGTAATGCTTTCTACTCATAAAGTGTCCAGCTTGTAACTCTTTCCAATGTGCTTGTTTACCACAAGTAACACATTTAGCAATTTCATTTACTGCAAATCTTTTTCTTATATATTGGCTAAATACTTTATCAAGTTTTTTTACTATACTTTTTCTTGATGGTTTTTTAGGCATTATATTATTTCGTTGTCTATCTGCTGAATTAAGTAACGTAAATCTTCTTTAGTGAATTTACCTTCAATACTTTCTTTGTATGTAGAAAGTTTTAAATCGTAGTATTCAGATTGATTTTCGTGTCTTCTAATTTTTACTCCTATGTTCATAGTATAAATATAACATTTTTTTATTTAAAAAAAAAGTAATACATTTAAAATTTTTTAATTATTATTATTTTTATATAAATACAAATAACTAAATTATTATAAATATTAAATTAGAATATAAAGATATATGAAGAATATTCAAATTTATCTTGCTACCTTCTGGTTTTTTCATAAGACCTTCCACCAAAATAAGCACCAACTATTAAAGACAATAGTCCAGTAATATTTTCTAAAGAATACTCTAAATACCAACCTATAACATAAGCAACTGAAAAGAATATTAATGTAAGTGGTCTAACATTCTTTGAGAGTTTATTATCAGAATTTAAATCTGCTTCCCAACGTTTAGTTACTTCTTGCATCTCTACCATATCCATTTCTAGTAGTTTTAAGGCTTTTTCTTTGTCTTCTGGTGGTAATGACTCATCTTTGTCTATAAGTCCTTTAACAATACCTAAAATGCCATTAGAAGGTAATGCATCTCCTAGTGTATTTACAATGCCAGAACCATTGTTTAGTAAAAACTTACCTACTTTAGTATCTTTAAACTTCTTCGCCATAACCCCATTTAAAATGTAAACAAATAAATATTAAGAAGATATTTAGTTCTTCATTATCTTCTTCATCTAATGCTGGATGATATTCCCAACCTAACATTAAACCTCTTTCAATAATAAAACTAAATCCTATAAACATACTATAATTTTTTTTGATAATCCCATCTAGCTCTTTCTCCTCTTATGTCGTAATGTACAAAAGAATCGTACAAACCTAAACCACCTTGTAACATATCTCCGTTCTCTATAAGTCTTTCTATTGTCTTATATACTTCTAATGGAGATAATCCTTTTATTGCAATATCAGCAGCTTTACCCATTATATGTTGTGAAGTTTTAACACCACCGACTTTTGCATTATATTCTTCTGACCTATAAGCAGAGTTTATATGAATTGGCTTTTTTAATTCATCTCTTAATACTTGTAGTTGATTAGCAACCTTAACAACATTATGATAAACATTTATAGGCATTTCACAAACACCGCAATCGCAGTTACAATCAAATTCTTCTTTAGTAAAGTTTTTTGTCATTGTATTTTTTATTTAATAATATTTTAAATATGAAAAATATTAATGTTAGCGTTATTAAATTAATGTGTGATTCTCCGCACATACCAGTTAAATGCTTTATTGTTTCTATCATTATTTATTTTTATTCATTAAATACCATTTTTGCAAAGTATATCCAATAGTAATAACTAAAAGCGCAATCTTTAGTATTATATCAATGTCTGTTAATGATAGCCCTAGACTACCCATATTTATAAATAATGTTTTATAGTCTTGTATCATTTTTTATCTATTTCTTTAAGTTTGCTTATAGCCCAATTTACTCCAGCACTTCCGCCCCAAGCATCCCACATTAATCCTCCGCATCCTTCAGAATAAGGAACATCTTTATGTTGTTGATGTCTTTTAAAACTTGCCATTCTTGAGATAGTATCTCTGCTTATTTTCTCTCTCCTAGCTAATTGACCAGCTCTTGTCCAACCTACTCGTGTTCCACAATCGCTTCCATTCTTCTCTTTCCATTCTACAGCTCTTTTAGCGTTGTTTACAGCTCCATCTGGATAGTCATTATAGCTTTCTAATTCTACCTTTTTAAATGCATCATAACATATAGCTATTGCTTCATCCTTTTTGTGATAAGGCGTAAGCATAGGTACGCAACGAATCATAAAGTCGCTTTGCTTTTCTGCTGGTTTAGGCTTTGGTATTGGCATTATAGTTTATTACCTTGATATGTTACGCCAAAGAATCCGTGAACTCCTTCATCTTCTAAATCTATTGCTTTAGACTTCCA